ACGTATGGTTCGGAAAAAGACGCGCTAAAATAACTATTTCCCGCGCTAGACGTTTTAACCCAAAGGGCTATTTCCATTTCTTTTCCGTTTACGTTTACTTTGCCCCTGTAGTCGGGTTGGTTAGCGCTTGTTTTTTTGTCGTTCTTAAAGATTGCGCCTGAATTTGGTTTGTTTTCCATTATATTGGGTTTAAAAGTTACTAATAAATGCAATGACTAAAGTTAATGCAATGGCCGTTACTAAAATAATAGTTCCGATCGCGGCTAGTTGTTCGCGTTCTTGTCGTTTGTCCATAGCTTTAGGTTTAGGATTTGAGAATTTTATTTTAATTTGCTTGTCCTTTACGTCCTTTTTGTCCTTTTGACTAGACGCCCAGCTTTTGCGGTATTCAGTCGTTAGCATGGCTACACGTTTGGCGGTTGCTTTAGTTGGTTTTCTACCCGCCCAAGTGTAAACCGCGCGGTCTACTTTCTTAATGTATCCGTTCGTCTTTAACACGTTGAACACGTCCCAACGCGTTTGGCTTAGTTCGTCAAAGCGAAAGTTTGGCTTTTCGTTCATTTCAATTAATAAGTCTTTGTAAGACTCTAGGTTAAATTTTTTCATTGTTCTTCGTTTACTATTTGTAATGTTCCATTGATTGAATAGCCAGTCAATCGAATTAACTGCTCAATGTGGTAAAGCAAATCTTCAAGCGTGACATCATCGTGTTCGAACTCATAGCTTGCTTTGTGTCCGTAGTGGGTGATTTCTATTTTCATTTTTGTTGTTTAAATGTCCATTCATCTGCTTTAAATACTAAGTTGTCTCCGTTCGGTTGTACTTGAATAAATGCTTCTCCGATGTTATAATCATCAGTCCATACCGCAGAACCGATATACTGACCATCTCTAAATAGGTCGTACTCTTTTCCATAAATCAGGAAATCTTGTCTTAATTCTTTCATTGTTCTTGTTGTTTAAAGGTTTTACATTTCGTGTTTAGATATGTGGCAATTTTTACCCCTTATCCTTGTTTAAATTGTTTTACTTCGTCTTTTAGTCGTTCTACGTAAAGAGTAGCGTCCATAAGTTCGTCTTGTAGGTGTGTAAGCCATTCTAAGGCGCTTAGGTCGTTTCTTTCTAGCGTTGTGTTGTATTTCATTATTCCGAGTTTAGAACGTTCGTTAAAACGCGCCAAAACGCGTAATACTATTTTGTCTTCTATTTGCTGGTTCATAAGAAATTATAAAGGGTTTCGTAATACTCGCGACATAGTTCGACGCGTTCTTTAATTTGTTCTATTACTTCGTCGTCACGTTCGACCTCAAAGACTTTAACACGGCGGTTGTCTGGTATATGGTCGAAGTTGTGGCGCTTTTGCACTTCGTCGATTAGATCCAAACTTTCTTCTAAAAGATTAGCGTTCCAGTGTGCGCGTCTTATTTCGTCTTGAACCATGTCTAGCGGTGTGTTGACTAGGCAGTAGACTAGTAAACTTTTTTGTTTACCCGTGAGCCACATGTAGCCTTGCAGTTGGTAAAAATAGTCCTTAGTCGGTATTTCAGTAGCAAAGAACGGAAAAGTCGTAGCATCCCAAGAACTTTTTACGTCTAGAAGTATGTCGTCCGTGTTTACGTCGGGCGTACCCATTACCCAGTCGTTGCTAAAATGTTCGTCGTTCTTCAAGATAAAGCCCAAGTCTAGGACGTCGCTAGCTAGTTTAATGCTTTCGTCTTCGACTAGGTTACCTTTATCGGTGTAACGCGAGTTAAACGTTTTGACTATTCCGTATTTTGCTAGCAATACTTGTTCTTCTACGTAGGTCTTAGCCGTTTGGCTTAGTATTTCGCTTTTAGAACGCGGTGAAGTCATTACTTTCCCAAGTGCTGAGCATCGAACTTTAAAAGTGTTCATAGGGCTTCGAGCATTTCGGTTTGTGACTCAGTTAAAGTAAAGCTAGACGTTATCTTTTCCTTAGTAACCTTACCTTCTACAATTGCTTTACACGCGTCTTGAAAGCGTTTGTTGTCAATAGCGGGTAATTTCTTTACTTGTTCGCCGCTTGCGTCCGTGTCTTTGTCCGTGACAAGTCCTAAAGACGAACTAAGGGCATAACGTCGGTAATATGTAACCCCCGAACCGAAGCTTTGAAAGTCGTTCATACCTTTAAGCGTTACGTGCGGTATTGCTACCTTACTTTCGAGGTTCTCGCCGCTTTCTACGTGGAAAATAAGCGTTACAATGTAGTCAATACCCTCTTTAGTGTCTAGCATTTGGGTAAAGCCTAGCCCGTGTTTCTTAAGTAGCGGGTTAATCTTGTCGAAAATTGCGGGTAAGTCGGCGTAAGAATAGCCAAACCCTTGCGTTCCTTTGTGAATTACTGGTACTTCTTGCTGAAAAGCCGCAAGCGCTTTAAATAAATTTTTCATGTTCTTGTTTTTTAATTGTTTTGATATGCGAATATAGTCATTATATTTTAATTCAAACTATTTTTTTGCAAAATTTTAATTTTTTCTTTGTATGTGTGTATTAAATACTTCAATTCGTCGGGTGTGTACTTGCGTGTTTCATGGGCTTTTTCGTGCAACTCTAGTAAACGTTCAGGGCCTATTCGTTTTTCTATGCCTATTTGGTATTCTAATAAGTTCCCGTGTTTGTATCGGTTGCACGTTACACATTGAGCATGCACGTTGTCTTCGTTAAACGTGACGGCTTTGTGTCCGCCCATGCTGAAATAATGCCCAGCGTCGTACTTTTCGCCTAAAGAACCGCCGCAACTTACGCAAGGTTTTCCTTGATCGCGAAGACGGACAAACGTATTAAACACCTTTTGGGCTTCTTTAAGCCAGTCCGTTGTCGTTTTAAGGTCGTTCTTTAGCTTGGCTTTAGTCTTTTTCCATTCCTTCGTCTTTACGTCTTCTACGAAAGCTTTTATACATTCGTCTTTTAGACAAAACTTTTGATTGAAGCGAACGGGTTCGAACTTGTCGCGGCAATTTTTACAACGCATTTTTTACACTTTTTAAAATATCAATAACTAGGGCTTCGGGTATTCTTGAACGTTCGTAACTACCTTTTTTTCCTTGCGTTCCAGTCTTTGATCCTCTAGGCGCGCTCTCATGGTGACATTTTTTATTTCCGTTAAAGCATTCGTGTTTTGGAATCCAGCCGTTAGGGTTGAAAACTGAAAACAAATGGTTTGTGAATATGTCCGTTGGCTTTGCGCGGTCGTCACCATATTGGCAATACCAAATAGTTGCCCTATCTATGTTCTTTACAAATGGCATTTTACGCATCATGCCGCGCGGGTTCTCAATAAAGAATTTCAGTTTCGGGTTTATCTTAAGCCATTCATTAATTAAATTAATTTGGTTGTAATTAACTGCGTCGCATTTTATAGCGTATTCGCTTACTGGCTTAGTTCCGTTTCTATGGTGGCTTATTGCAGCTATTGAATAGGTCGTACAATCTGGGCTTGTCCAAACCATGTCGGGAATAAAAGGAACGTCTTTAATAGTTAATTTTTCAATGTCCGTAACTAAGTCAATGTTTTCGTAATTAGTCCAGTCAACCGAAAAAACGTTATAACCTAATAAGTCGGCAATTTTACCTATTGATCGGCTACCCGCGTGCAGTTCTAAAATGTTCATAGTTCTACATTTTTAAATTTTAGTTCGTTTTTCAGTTCGTCGTAAGCTATCCTTAGTTGAGCGTTGCGTCTAGCTAACTGGTTTAACTCGCGGTTTAAACTTATTATTTCGTTTTGCATTTCGATTAAAACAAGTTCGGTTTTTAGTAATAGTTCTTCGCTATCCTTACCGCCGTTAATGTAGTCCTTTGCTTCTGGCTTGTCCTTTTCAAGTTTTAAGCGTACGTTTTTAATTCGTTCGCGGACTACCCAAATTGTGTTCTTAGCCCAAAGAATTTTCAAATCTAGTTCCATTTTTTATTTTTTATAGTCCACAATATCCTGAATCACAATCATTGAAGTCATCGTCAAACAAATCTAATTGCAATTTATGGTTTTTAATCTTTTCATAGGTAACTCCGTTTTTAAATGTACAGCCGTTTTTTTGTTCCATTCGAACAAACCAATCAAACTGCTTTTCGTCTCTTTGGCTCATGTGCTTTAAAAATATTTCTGATCGATGAAAACATCCAACACAATTATTTTTGTAAGCAAACCGCACGGGTTTATCTTGCCAATAGTTTTCAATAGTGTCTTTAAATATTCCGTCTTCAATTAGCGGAAAGCGTGTCATTCTATACGGAAGTTCTTTCCATTTGTTACGACCATTCTTTTCCCCAACCTTAAATTTAAAGTTTTCAACTCCGTCAACTGCTCGATCAATCATTGTTTTGGCTCGGCTCATTTCATTGGCTCGGAAGCCTATTCGCATTTCTACAGGCAACTCCGTGTTTTCGTAGCACCATTGAGCAATTGGTTTCACTTTCATATCCGTCGTGCAAAAGCGTGTCATTTGATTAGGTAGGTAATTTGTGCCGTTAGCCATTTTGTAAGATGCTATAACCTCATCGAATGTCTTATCGCTTAACCAAATAATCTCCTGCCCAATATACTGCTCTAGGTCTAGCATTGTGTAAATTATTGTATCTTCTTCAAGTGTCCCGATAAACTCATGTCCTATTCTATCGCTTACAATTTGACGAACCTTTGCATCAGGAAATAATACCTTAATGTCGTCAGTTCGAACCAATGAAAATACGTTGTAGTCAGCTGGATAATTTGCAGCTATGTAGCTTGATGTCTTACCCCCGCTTAATGAATTAATTGTTTTCATTTTAAAAAGGTTTAAAGTTTCGTAATTTTTCACTTGTCGACATAATGCCGTCGGTTATTGTTTTTTGTATGTCTTTGGGTCGGTGTTTTTGTAAGGGGTCTATTCCGTTAATTGTAAAGCCCAAACCGCTATTAAAGTCAAAAACTACTGGGTAATCAATTTCGGTATGTTTGCCGCCCGTTTCGGTGTCCTTAACTTTTTCGACGTTTACCCAAGTTTTAAATTTGTATTCTGGGTGTTTAATTAGTCGGTGTATTACTAACATGTCATCGCATCGGTTTAAGAAAGCCTTACCGCCCTCAACGTGGTCTTTTAAAGGTGCTTTTAAATGCCCTTTTAGTTCGCCTTCGGTGTATAAGTTACCGCTACGTCCGCTTTCAGTATTCGGGTGCGTGTTTATGTAGATAGTCATGCCCGTTTTATTGACGAACTGACGGGCAGTATTCATAAATTCGTAATTGCCAGCAAACGACATTTCGCGGTCTAGGCCCGTGAATGGATCAATAAGTCCAACTTTGCACCCACTTTGTGAAAATAACTCTAAAATGTCTTCGGGTTTGTACAAATTAGAGTTGTCAATAAACGAAAAGTATTGCTCTAAATACGCAACGTCGCCCGCTATTTGTGAATGCGTTAATTTACTAAAGTGTTTACCTCGATACATTTGAACCATGTCGCGCAAAATTTGCCCCTTTTGGTTTTCACCCGACCAAATACAAAAGGTTAAGTCATGCTTTAAAGCTAGGGTAAGGAAATACCAATTTATCCAGTACGTTTTTCCGACGTTGTCATGGCCTAGAATTATGTTTAGTTGCTTAGGTTTAAATTTAAGGTGTTCGTCTAGATAGCAATCTAAGCCTAGACCTTGTTTTATTTTGCCGTCTCTTACGTCGAGTAAGTATTGTAGTGCGTCGCCTTGTTTGAGTAGCATTTTAATTGTTTTTAAGTGCGGTTAGTAAGCGGTCGTTTTCTTGTTCTAGCCAATTAGCGTTAAAGCCTTTCCAAGAACGCTCTACGCAAGTACGTAAAATTCGGTTTTTGTCGCCACCGTGTTTTTGTACTTGAGCCATGAACGAGTTAAACGCGGTTTCGGTATTTACGGCTTTTAGTTGTTTACGAACTTCGACCCATTCACGTGACAACTTTTCATCAAAACCATGTTCTAAAAGTGAAGCTAAAAAGCTATATGTATTATTCTTAGTTTCTTTTATTTCTTTAGTTGTTGCCCTTTGTTTGCCCTGTTGCTTGCCATTGTCTACGTCTTCACATTGCAATTTGTCCCATTTTATAAGGGTTATAGCTTGCCATTTGTTTGTCGCGTAGCGTGCCACTTCTTTAGACCTTTCTAGCTTGTCCATTGCGACCCTTGTTTGCTTGACCGAAAGACCTATTTCTTTGGCTAAATTTTCCCAACTGGTAACGTATGTACCCGCCTTTATTGTTTGCCCTTTCCATTCCTTGTCTTTGTAATTTACCGACACAAGTAAATGAACGAGTAAACGCGTCGCGTTATGGTCGTCGTACCATTCCCAGTCTTTAAGTGTTTTGTGTAATTTTATCCATCCGCTCATCTTACTGCACTAAAATAAAAAAGCCTCGTCGGGTTTCGTGGTGCAGCACTACTCCCCAATGAGGCTTAAATGTTTTACATGGGTCTGCACACCCGTACAAATATAACGTATAACTTTCAAATAAGTTGCTTGTCTTTTAAAATTTCTTCGTAAAAACCCATTTTAATTCGTCTTTGTACACGTTTAAACGAGGCTAGGTTGTGGGCCTTGAGTATGTCCGTCTTTAGATCGTAGTCTTTTTGCGTCTTAAACACTTTCGATACGTCTGGCAACTCCGCCCCGTCGAGGTAGGCTTGAAGCGCGCACGTCTCAGCTACGTAGTCAACGTCTCGGTAACTAGTTAAGTCTTTGTGAACGCGTAACCCGTGTAAGATTGTAGCGTGGTTCTTGTTGAAAACACGGCCTATTTCCGAAAGGCTAAGCCCACAGGTACGTAATTCATTGTAAAGGTAATAACGCTTAAAAAGTACGTCGCGACGTCTTGACTTGTCTAAGAGTCCGTATTTTTCTATAAGTTCGTGTATTGAGGTAAGGCGGTTCATATTTGTTCAACTTTAAATTTTCCTAATTCGTAGCGTCTTGTTGTTAGTAAGTCTTGTTTTTTCCAATACGCTAGGCTTTGCGAGTTTAAAACCCAGCTTTCGACGGGTTTAGATCCGACGAAGTAAGTTAGTTTCCATTTCATAAGTCTAATAGTTCTTTGTTAACGTTTAACCAATGGTCGTGTCCGTATTTTACTGGGTACGAATGCCAAAGCCATCTTCTAAAATTGTCGACTATAAGTAAAGCAATTTCTTTAGCTACTAATCTATTCTTAAACAATCCTTTTTCGTTTTCTTCTTCGGGTATTTGCATAAGAGCAATATTGTACAATTGTTCTGCGTGTTCTTTTGGTGTCATAGTTGAGCCATTTTAATTTCACAAATTCGGTGGTAAAGACCAAAGTTAAAGTTATCCCAGTACCTATTGAGTTGGTAGTCTCTAAATGAACCACCAAGTCCCCTCGTCGTTGTATTCTTGAACGTAAGCGTCTTCGAATGTGTTTGCTTCGTAGATTTTTTCGAGGTAGTCGTCGCAGTCTCGCGTTTGTTTAATGGTAAGGATTTCATTGTAGTATTTTTTAGTGATTTTGTAATTAGAATAAGAGTCGTAAATTTCTATTTCGTATTCTGCTAAGATTTCGGCGTTCGTGTCCGTGTCGCCTTCATCCCAAAGAGTAACGAATAAGTACACAAAATTCTTGTCCGTGTTTCTGTATACTTCAAAGTCTTTTAGTTCTGTAACAATCATCTTATTTAAATTTAGAGTTATAAACGTGGTTCGAATACTTAGCGTAAGACTTTGGTAGTTCGTACTTAGGCTTGAAATAGGTTTGGTAGTTTCGTGTTTTTGCATCTTGGCGGTGCGGTGTTGCCGTACCAAGTAAGTAAATAAAGAACATAGTCCCTAAGATAAATACTACTCCGCTTCCTAAGATTTGCTTTTCGTCCGTGTTCAAGTCCTTAAACAAAAACGAATACTTTTTAATTAACTTCATTATTCTCAATTGTTTGTAATAAGTTTAATACTGAACCCCACGCGCCTAAAGCATAGCGTGTATGGTTGTGGTCTACGCCGTATTGGCTTTTACATTCTTGCAAGTCTTTGTACAATTCTTGTTCTTGACTGCGGATAAGTTCTAAAATTTGTTCTTTGTTCATTTGTGTTTTGTTAATTGGTTACGAGGGTAAAATTATATCCTAATATCGACATGGCAAAACTTTTTAACATATTTTTTTAACATTTTTTTTCTTATCATTAAAATTCCTAGTATTTACGGGGGTTGTAGACGCAAACTTTTTTTCAAGTTTTAAGGTTTTACCCTTATTTTGTAACATAACGTACCCTATAAGGTACAAAACACCACTTTAAAGTGCGTTTTAATACCCGTTAAGGTGTAAAATTTCCACCATAAAGTCGGAATTTTGCCGTTTATGCAGGTTATAACCAACAAAAAAGCCAACCCCGAAAGGCTGGCTTCAAAACAGAACTATGAAAAAGTTCACTAATTTACTTAAAAAAGTATTCGTTTATTGATTTTGTTAATAGTCCGTAGTTAAAATGTATAAAACCAGAACGTCCTAGCTGAAAGTTTGTAGCAACCCAATTAGAAGACGGACTAAACGCGGGGTAATTGTAATACTTAAAAACGTCCGAACTTGACGCGTCGAATAAGTATTGGTGTGAGTCGCCCTTTTCGAAAATGATTTCGTAGCCTTTATTAAGTAGGCCCTGACTATTCAAATAACCTACTATTTTGTTTACTTGGTTTGGATCAATTTTTGGTTTAAATCCGTGTTTTAAATTGTGCGTGTCTTTACCATGAGTAGAAACAAAGCAATAATTTCCTACTAGTTCCCAGTCAATGAACGACGTTTGGTTAATTATTTTAACGTTTTTTAGTTGCGTTTCTACGTAGTGTTTAACCGCTTGGTTCACGAAGTACGCAAAGTCGCCGCTATGGTTGTCGTTACATACGCTTCTAAATACAATCAATTTGTAATGCGGTGCAAGGGCTTCTAAAAGACGAACCTTAAACATAAAGGCCACGTCGAAGGCTTGTTGGTTTGACATGTTTTGAGGCAACGCATGACCGCCCCTAGTTGTTTGGCCGTTAAACCCGTCTAAAAAGTCGCCTAGATCCGAAATGTAAAGTACATTGCTTTCTTGTTTTTCTAGGGTGAAGTTTACCATTTCAGTGAGGCGGTCGAAAAGAATTGTTTCGTTCCATTCGGTTGGGTACATGTTACGACCCTTGTCGCTTGCGTCCATGCCTACGTGTACGTCGGTAAATACTAGCTTGTCAAATTCGCCTTTTAGTTCGCCTTTATGTAGCTTTTCAATAGATAACGGCGGTACGTCTTCAAATAGTTTCTTAAAATCAATCTTATTAACGTCGAACTCGTTACCAAAAGACGGGTTCTTAAAAAAAAGACTGGCCTCTTTGTTTTTGAGCCAGCCATGTTTTACATCTTTTTCGTTAAGTCCTAAGCCATTGGCTTGGTTTTTAATTGCGCGGTATTGTTCAACTATTGCAAACTCATCCGCCTTTAGTCTTATACGTGGTATTTTCATAGAATAGTTTTAAAGTTACGTAGCAAGAACGCCGTAAACATTCCCACTACAAATCCTAAAACTAGTAATAAAATGTTAGGTTTAGTATTTTTGCGCTTTTCAGTTTTCCATTTAACGACCTCTACTTTTTCAATCATTCGTAGGGTGTCTCGTTTTAACTTATAGGCAATTCTCTCCTGAAATCGCGTTAAAGGCACTTTAGAGACCTTATAACGAACGATTGTATCTTTTTGAACTAATACCCTTTCCCACATAATAGAGTCCCTTAAAACGTACGGAATTGAGTCAACCGAAGTTATTTGAATTGTGTCGGCAACCTCGTCGCACTTATAACCTTTTTTAAAGGCTTTACGGACGTGGTAATTTACCGAGCAACTTGTCGCAAGTATTGTCAATAAAAGCGACAAAATAACGGAACTAACCGCCAATCTCGAAGTGCATCCAGTCATAATTCTTTTCTTTACCGAGTGAAATAAATCCGTGTTTGTAAAAAATGTCAATCATTTGCTTATACTCAGGACGTGCAAAGCGTGCAGTCTTAGCAGTCTCTTTCAAAGTATTTCGAGCAGGGTCTAAATCGATTGCAATACCCCAAGCGTGCTTTGACCAAGACGTACCCCCTCGCATTTTACGAAAGTTAAAACAACCGCCGTAAAGGTCTATTCCTAGTTCGACAAGGCGTTGATACCCGTAGACCTCTAAAAGTTCGTTAAACACGTTTAAAAACGCATCTGCGACAAGTTTATGGCAACGCATCTTTGTTACCATTGTCTTAGTGTCCCAAGCTATACGCATTGGGTAAGGAAGTTTAATAGTAGTTAAATACGTTCCTGTTTCGTTAGGTTGTCCGTATTTTGCTAAGGCTTGGGCGGTTGTTATCATTTGTCTATTTTTTTACTCCATACAGTTAAACCTA